GTTGGGAATTCCACCTCCGCGAACTACACCTATATTTATCAGATGAACTTGTTTTTACTTCATGTATATGTTATAATACCCTATGCTTAAAGATTATTCTCTCGATGTCCAACGCCTATTTCTAGAAATGATGTTGGAGGACGCACAAAGCTATGTGCGTGTTCAAAACATCTACAACCCGCAGAACTTTGACAAGAGTTTGAGACCTGCGGCTGAGTTCATCAAAGAACATTCAGACAAACACAAGACCTTGCCAGACCGTACACAGATATCGGCCACCACTGGTGTTAAGTTGGCGGCTGTGCCAGACTTGAACGAAGGACACTTTGATTGGTTCATGGGCGAGTTTGAAGCATTCACTCGTCGCCAGGAATTAGAGAGAGCTATCTTAAAAGCCGCAGATTTGTTGGAAAAAGGTGAATATGATCCCGTTGAAAAACTCATCAAAGATGCAGTACAAATATCACTCACTAAAGACATGGGCACAGACTACTTTGCTGATCCTAAGAGTCGCATTGAGAAATACTTCAACTCGGGTGGACAAGTAAGCACAGGTTGGCCGCAACTGGATAGATTGCTGTATGGCGGATTCAGTCGCGGCGAGCTGAACATCTTTGCAGGTGGATCTGGTTCAGGCAAGAGCTTGGTCATGATGAACATTGCGTTGAACTGGCTACAACAAGGACTCAGTGGTGTGTATATCACACTAGAACTTTCAGAAGAACTAACGTCATTGCGTACAGATGCCATGCTAACCAACATGAGCACTAAGGACATTCGCAAAGACATAGACACCACAGAGCTCAAGGTCAAACTTGTGGCCAAGAAGTCTGGTAACTACCAGGTCAAAGGATTGCCAGCACAATCAAACATCAATGATATCCGTGCTTACTTAAAAGAGTATCAAATTCAAACAGGCAAGCGGGTAGACTTTGTGATGATTGACTACTTGGACTTGTTAATGCCAGTAAGCGCCAAAGTTAGTCCTAACGACTTGTTTGTGAAGGACAAGTATGTTTCAGAAGAACTACGCAATTTGGCCAAAGAACTGGGTATCTTAATGGTCACAGCGTCACAGCTGAATCGTAGTGCTGTGGAAGAAATTGAATTTGACCACTCGCACATTAGTGGTGGTATTAGTAAGATTAACACAGCAGATAATGTGTTTGGTATCTTTACAAGTCGTGCTATGAAAGAGCGTGGCAAGTATCAGATCCAGTGTATGAAGTCTCGGAGCTCGACCGGCGTTGGTCAAAAGATTGATTTGGAGTACAACATTGAAACCATGCGCATTACTGATGAAGGCGGGGATGACAACGAAAACGGGTTCAGCAAAAAGCCCAGCACAAGTATCATGGATAGTATCAAAGCAAAAAGTCAAGTTAATGCAGCCGCAGAAGATTCCAAGTCTGTACCTTGGGATCGACCACAGGCCCGAGAAGGTTTTGAGCTAGAAACACCAAAGGTCACGGCTGATGTACAAAGTGCCAAACTTAAACAATTGTTAGGCAAAATCAAAACATCATGATTGACAAAGACATTTACTGTTCAATGATACATGGTGGGTTGAATTTAAATTTTAAGACTGGTCAACTACAAGTGCAATCATGTTGTCTTCATGGTAAAAACAGCTTAGTAGACAAATCAACAGATTTATGGCAACAACAAGTTTTGTTGGATCTAAGACAAAAGAACAAACAAAATATATGGGACGACACATGCAGTAAACTTTGTTGCCAGGTTGAAAAATCCAATTTAGTAAGCATGCGATTGGGCATGAATCAAGGATTAACACCAAATGAGCAACTAGACAATTTGACCGGACCGATTAGAATTGATTTAATGTTTGATCTCGGTTGCAATTTAGCATGCAGAATTTGTGGCCCTGACAATAGCACACTCTGGCAAAAACATTTAAAAGAGCATGGCAAGTGGCCGGCTCCGATATCATCGCCAATCAATAAAGAACAAGTAATTGCACAATTAAAGTCTTTAGATTTATCTAATTTACGTATGTTAGTATTTGCAGGGGGAGAAACACTACTGGGACAAGCATATTGGGATGTGGCTGCGTGGCTGGCTGATAATGTGCCTAACGCCAAACAAAATCTTACCTTGTGTTTTCAAACAAATGGAACTCAGCCAATCTCAATGAGAAACTTTGATATCATCGAAAAATTTTATCTAGTAAAAATTCACGTAAGTTTGGATGGCACAAAAGAAAGATTTGAATATCAAAGATGGCCAGCATCATGGAATCAAACAACTGACAATATCTTAACTATGCGAGATACATTACCAAGTAATGTGATGTTTTTGATTGAAGAAACAATATCAATTTTTAACTTAGCCTATCTTGATGAACTAGCGCAATGGACTAAAGAACACTTTTCTACCAACAGAGAAGGAGACATAACAGTACTCAGTAGACATCTAGCCATTGGCACGTACAGCATTGATTTTTTGTCACAAGAATATGTTGATGATATAATCAAGTGCCAGCAACTGATTCCTACAACATGGAAAGAACAACCTGTAGGAATTACAATAATGATCCAGCAGATCAAGCAGTTTGATCAATATCGAAATCAATCATTTAGCAAAACGTTTCCAGAAGTAGCAGAGTATTACAAACGATATCTAACATGAAATATGTTGTTACTGCTGCACCGGGCGGACTGGGGCATTTCTTGTCAAGAATACTGGCCAATGAATATGACTTCTCAGTGGAATCAAATGGCAGTTACCATTCTTTAAAAATAGCATATTCTTCTCAAACCACACAAATAGAAACGTTTGACAAAGTCATTCATGATACTGATAACCCAGTGGTATGTTTGCATAATTTTGACAACAGAGATTTAACAAAACTTTTCAATGATAGAACCATTATTAACATTGTGGTTGACAGTCATTACGAAATATTTTTAAATAATTATTTTCGAAAAGCCATACACTCAAATTCACAAACTGTCAGCAGATTTCTTGATGAAAGTCAACAAAGATTTCCAACAAGCAAAAACTATCTCAGAGAAGAATTCTTTTTTATGTATCAATCCATGACAAAAAAAGAAATTGCCTGGCTTCCGCAACACATGACAGGGCATGAAATTCCATTTAGCAGTTTTTACAAGTTAGAATTGTTTGCACAAGAAATGTCTCAAATTGCTTCATTTTCCAATCTTGAAGAAATCTGGGCACACTTTATCAACGCTCAACAACCTATCTTGGATAGAGTAACTTTGTATCAATCCATATGTGATCAAGTTGTAAATGATCAGCCACCAGAAATCCCCACGTACTTTGACAATGTTGACTTTGGTATCATGTGCGGTATGATTGTTGTTCGACATGGAATTGACAAGTTAAATTTAGAAAATAACAACTGGGTATGAAAAAAATTTACACATTCGGAGATGGGTATGCCTCCAGTCACATATGGCCTGAGTGGCCTGTTATCTTACAAGCATTGCTGCCGCACTGCGACTTCACACATTATGGTGCTGTGGGCGCCGGCAATGAATACATTTTGAATGCTATTGTGCAGGCCAATATATTGGATCCGCATGCGTATTTTATAGTGCAGTGGGCACAAGCCGATAGGTTTGATAAACTGCTTGAAGATGCCAGTTGGAACAGCATCATTGATAGTGACCCAGTGTACTACTTTAATAGAAATTGCATAGCTGATCAAACTTGGTGGATCAGTAGTGCCAGCACACAAACAGACATACTAACTTATCACCGGCATTTTGTACAACCTCAGCAACATAAAAACAGAACTAATAATTTTGTCTATCTTGCCGGCAATTTACTCCTGGACAAATCATTGTTTTTTTCAACTTCTGGAGTTGACTGCTTGTTTAGCAATATCAATTGGGTTAAAGAAGACATGAGCAAATTCAGTCAGCAAGACAAATTTAAAGAAGTCAGACAATCTCAAGTGCAACCCAGTCCTGTTGTGCATTTGGCCTATGTAAAAGAACATGTGTTGCCAAACATACCCTTTGTTGTAGACACCTGCAGACTAGAAGAATTAGAACATAGAATACACACATATCAATGGGTGGCATATGATCCTGACAGAGAAGAGATTTGGCACAAAATGTCAATACTTTAAATCATATTTTAATATAACCAAAACAAATAAATAACTCAAAGGCCCTTGAGCAGATGCAAAAACGCACCCGTAGTATATTAGAAGAACTAGACGCAATGTATATTGAGCGCGATAATCACCTGGTGATTGAAAGTCGCGCCAGCAACATCATTGCCAGTGCTATTAACTTGCTGGAACAAATTGACGCTACATTCCCTCCGGAACAGGCAGAAAATTTAACTCGCAAATTGCTTAATGCCATTCGCACCAGAGATGCAGGCCGCTTTGAAAGAACAGTAAGGCGTACCCATGCAGATTCATGAAGTCACAAGAAAGCAACTGAACGAACTTGATCTAGCCGGATCCGGCGGCCTGTGGTCAAACATCAAAACTGCCGGCAAGGCAATGATGCAACCAGGCGGAGTAAAAGATGCACTTAGAACAGTAACCCCTGGAGCAGGGCAAGGCGCCACCAACACAGCAGATCAAACACAAAGTGATTTTGTTCAAAGAATGCAAGGTGTCAAAAACAATTCTGTCATGAAACAAGTAGCAGCAAATATGCAGGCTCAATGGGAAAAGGCTCGTGCCCAAGTCATTCAACCCTCTACAACACCTGCGCCTGCTGTTAATCAACCGGCACAACCAGCAGCTGGCGCAACAGCAATGGGACAAATAGCAGGCCAGTTAGCCAAAGGTGCGGCGGCACAACCGAGTACTATGGCCAATGCTCCTGTCAGCAAAACAAACACAGCTAAACCAGTAGCGCCGGTACCAGCAGGCACTGCAATGCCTACAAAACCATACC